GCATTAGCAGTCTGTTCAATATAGTTAATCTTGTTATTATAAAGTAATTCTTTGTATGTGTCATTAGGAGACCAACATAATGTCTTAAATCCATCAAGAAGACCTCTCTTAGAACCTGCCATTGGATATTGAATACCATAATTTGTCTTATTATATGGAATTTTCTTAGCAAGTTGATAAGGAGTTGTAAGGTCTAATGTCTTTCCTGTATATTCATCATAATATGTCATATCCTGTGAATAGATAGCAACAAGTCTTGAATAAACAGTAAAGTTATTCTGTCTCCAATCAATAACATCTTGAGGTGAATATTGAATGTTAGTATCTGCCCAATAGAAACAGTCACCACGAAGATCTCTAACAAATGTAACAATAGCATTTTTAATATCTACATCATAGTTAGCATCTAATACATGATCAATTTCATAAATATCTTTATTAATTATATCAGTATCAATATTACCCTTATAAGCTTTAATAAGTTCATTCTTAATAGCTTTATTTCTAACATTTGTTGAATAAAGATCATAATCAAATGAACCATCACTACCTCTAGCAAACTTAATAGGATTACTAAAGTCTTGAAGGTTATTATTAAAGATCTTACTATTGTAACTTGCTACTGTAGAAATCATTCCTTCAATATTATCTCTACCAGTTGCAATTAAATCATCATCTGTATAAATTGAATTGGTAGAAGCCAAATATTAGAAAGAACTGTAGCTGAAACAATAAATGATGCTGTAATAAGTTGCTTATTAGATTTTCTAGCAGAAATATCATCAGGATCTGTATCCATTTCTTCACTATCTTCAGTTATTACATCATTAATATCTTCTGAAGTGCCATCTGTAATACTATCAGCTTGTGTTAAATCATAGAATAAATTACAATCTGAAATATAAGCAAGAACAGTTATAGAAGCATCAAGATAATCAATTATATCATTAATTGCTTCATAGATAGTTTGTTTTGCAGTATAAATAGCATTAGGATCATCATCACTGTCAAAGATATAACCATCTTCAATATATGTTAATAACTTTTTAATATTATTATATTTATAGAATATAGTTGAAGTATCTTCAACAAGTTCTTGAACTGGTTGACCATCATCATCTAATACATCTTCATAAATATAATCATCTTCATCTTCAACTACTTCATTCTTTTCATTTACAGGTTCACCAAGATCATTTACCTTAACTTGCTGTTTATTCTGTTTTGTTGAAGAACCTAAGAAATTTTCTTTCATATCTTTTACATAAGTATCAACATTATCAATATCACCTATGCAAAGAGGAATGAAACTATCACGAACATATTTAAATTCTTCATAAACATTATTAATAATTACAGATAATTCTTCAAGTTCATCACCATCATAATTACCTAAATTATATTCCATAAGTTCAGTAGAAATTCCTAATATAGAATCCTTATGAGCAGTAGAAGCAATCTTAATCTGTTGCTCTAAAGAAATATTAGAATTAATATATTCTTGATATTCAGTAAATGAAAGATATAAAGCAGGATTTGATTCATTATGTAATGTAAGTTTATAAGCTGCATTAATTCTATTATAATAATCTAAAAGATTTTCTGTAGAAGTAATTATACCATTTACAACTGAATCAAATGATGCAAATTCACTGTCAGATAAACCAATTGTAGTTAATGTATATTCATCTTTAGTATCTTTATTAAGTTTATCAAGTTTAGTATCGATAACATTTTTTACATAATCATATCTATCTTTAATAGAAGGATTATCTCCATTTATACCTTTAGTAGTATTTGTGAAAAGTTCATTGATATTATCAACAATTTTACCTTTTGCATATTCTGTAATTACATCATTTTCAATATCATAAACACCTGAAGGGAATTTACAAGTATATCTTAAAATAGGATTCAAATGAGAAGTTCTAAATTTAGTTGTACCTAAAGAAGGATAGAAAGTCTTCATATAAGATAATCTATCAGACAATGAAGTATAATCTCTTTCTCTTACAGAGTTATCTAATGAAATTATAGATTGCTCTATTGTATCATCATAATCAACAATATTAAGAACAGGTTCACTATTAGAAAGAATCAATTGACCTTCAGAATCAAATTTTTCAAGAGTAACATGAATATCTAAATCTTTTTCAACAGATTCATCATAATAAGTCTCTGTATTACCATTAATAAGATTTCTAGATTTGCCTGTTAAAACATCAATAACACCAGGATCTACATTTGGATTTATTAAATCAGTAATTCTAAGATAAGCTTCTGTATTAAATTTAATAGTAACTAAATCTGAATGTCTATTTACAACATCTTCAATAAACATTGAATTATTTGAAGAATCAAGAGCATCAGGATCAAATGTTACTTGATATGGTCCTTCTACAGATATAATATTAGAATATTCATCATATCTGATGATTTCAAAATTATAAACTCTGTAATCCATAGAAGTATCATAATATTTATTTAATGAGATTCTAAAACCAAGATTATTATAAGAAGAACCTCTTCCTACAGGATAGATACCAAATAAGAAGTTATTAGTGTAACCATCAACAGTAGTTTCACTTGAACGATCTGTCATTACTTCAGTTTCTATAGAATCTGAATCAGTATTATTAGCTTTCAAGTATGAAATAATAGGTCTTAATTTCACATTGTTAAATTTAACTAATTCGCCATCTTCTTTTGCTATAACTTTTCCATTTGTTTCTAACTTTGTCTGAATGTTAAGAACAGCATGTGCATATTGAGCATCATCAGGTAATACTCTAAGAATGTAAGCACTACCACCATTTTCAAGCCAATTCATTACATTATATGCTGCTTGTCCATATTTTGCATAATTTGGTTCACCATATAATGAAGTAAACTCATCTGCACTACTTACAAGAACAGTTTTATTATCTTTACCTTTTTCGAAGACATCAGCAACGAATAAATTCGAGACACCATCTGCTGTCTGATAAGTAGATTCTGTACTATCAATGTTAGAATAAACAGAAGGATGTAAATAAGTAAGTTCAGTAGCCATAATTTACACTCGTTTCACTTAAAAAGTAAAACTCTACCACCTTTCATTTAATTTTATATATTATAGATTATAAAAACTATAATTAGTTGTTTATATTTATAATATTAATATTTTTATTCTATTAATATTTTATGGTTTTTTCTATTGGAGAAGTTTCTTTTTCTTCTTCACCTTTTACAGATCTTCCAACTGAATTAATAATTGATTGATTCATATTTTCAAAAGCCATATCTGTAAAAGTTGAATTTAATGAAGGAATACTTTTAATATTAATATTTTTATAATTAAAAAGATTAGTTTCAGTAGATTTTCCTGCTATTTTTCTAAAAGGAATTTTTATATTATTTTTAGATCTACAACATTCTGAAATAATAATTTCATAAATTAATGCAGGATTATTAAGATTTACATTAGTAATCTTTAAATTATCTAAATAAAGATTAATAATTTCATTATAAGGAATATAATTAGGAATATTACCATTATGTAACATAGAAACTACAAAGTCTTTACAATATTGAGCACTTTGTTCTCTATAAATGTTATCAATAAATATATTTCCTTTTTTGAGAATAAATACTTCATAACTATCTGAATCAAATTTTTCAATTTTTCTTTTACAAGAATATTTTGAATCGTATTCAAAATTAATTTTAACAGGTAATTTTAATGTATGAAAACCACCATCTTTACCCTTGTTAAAATTTTCTTCAGTAGTAATTTCAAAAAGAAATACACCCATAGTATTAACAAATTTTCCATTATAAGTTGCTAATTTCTTTTGGAAGTAACTTTTTGGAATATAAATATTCATTCTTTCTCCATCAAAAACTATTGAATTATCTCTCTTAACCAAAGAACTAATTTTCATTTATTTATCACTTCCTTATTAAAATAATAAGATTAATTAAAATAATGTTTTGAAATGTGCAACACTTTTAAAAAAGTGTTGCACTATTTTGTATTTATGAAAAATATTCTTCAAACATCAAATTTAAAGTTTTAATCATAATTTTATTTTGTTCCAATTCAGGAAATGATTTAATAAG